CCGCCCCCGGCGGCTTCGCGGCGCGCGCGGCCGCGAGCTCCTTCTCGAGAGTCGATAAGCGGCTTTTCAGCACATTCGGGTCGTTCGCCTTCGCCTGCTCGACGCTGGCGGCGATGCGCGCCTCGAGCGCAGCCAGGTCGACGGTCGCGCGCGCGGTGGGCGCCAGGACGGCCCTCCCGACCTCGGGCGTCTGCCCGCTGTCGTAGGTCTCGCGCTTGCGGATCCGAACGCGCTTGAGGAGCCGGAGCCAGCTCGGGCTCCAGACCCAGGCCTCGCCACGCTCGAGCGAGGCGAGCGAGCCGAGCACCTGCGCCTGCTCCTCGGGCGTGCCATTGCCCTCAACCCACGCCTTGATCGCCGCGCGATCGCGCGGGTCAGTCGTCTGGAGCGCGATCAGGATCTCGGTCTGGGCGAGCACGTTCTTGTGGAGCTTCGCGGACCGCTGGGTCACCAGGAGGAGCCCGAACCCGCGAATCCGTCCGCGGCTCGCGATCGCCTCGAGCGCGCCCAGGGTGCGCAGGATCGGCCCACCCTCGGCGCGCGTGCTTTGGGGAGCGAACGTGTCGGCCTCGTCGACCACGAGCAGCATGGCGTTCTTCTTCGTCCCCTTCGCGCGGTAGAGGCGCTCGAGGAAGTCAGCGACGAACCTGAGCTCGCTCGCCTTGGTGTCGAACGAGGACAGGTCGATCACGTACGCGCCCGGGTAGTCGACGACCAGGTCGGCGATCTCGCGCCCGGCAGTCTCCTTGATCTGGACGTCGCCGTGAGGTCCTCCGAGGATCAGGACCGAGAGGCCCGGCCGCTTTCCGTCGGCCGACGTGCGCAGGCCGTACCAGGCTCCGGTCGGGTCGATCACGACGACCGGCAGGCCGGCCTTGACGACCTCCTCGACCAGGACGGACGCGGTGTAGGACTTGCCGGCGCCGCGGCGAGCGAGGATCGCGATCGCCTGGGTGACGACGTCGGCGGGGAGGTCGAGGCCGGGTGCGAGGTGGAGCTTTGCCTGGCTCATGCTCTGCTGCCGCCGCCGATTTTGCGCCGAAGATCGGCGATTGCTTCCTTAAGGGTCGCGCCGGTACCGGTAGGAGGAATCATCCCCGGGTGGCCTCGTCTCCGATCCTTCGGATGAGCCTGCCCGACCGAGTAGGTTGCGACGGGATAGGTGATGATGGCCTCATCCGCGTGACAGCCCAGCACGGCAGCGACCCTCTCCTTGTTCATCTGCAAACGCGTGCGTGGTTTTGGCTTGTTCATTGGTCAGCCCTCCGTGCTCGCGAACAGCCGCGGCTCGGGCACTCCCCCCTCGATGTCGAGGGCCAGCTGCTCTCTAAACGTGCGGGTTAGCTCACCAACCTCGTCGATCCAGTAGTCCAACCCATCGAGCTCTTCGTCCGTCAGAGGCCGCGGCAGCCCATGTTCATCGAGGTGTTCCTCGCGCGTGGTGTATGCGGACTTGAGATACGCCTCGAGGACCTGCTCGGGCTCGCAGTCTCCGATCCACCACTCGTAATCGTCGACGCGGAACACGCGCGCGCTCATCGGCCAGCGTCCGTGATTCGGGTGATGAACCTCCCGAGGGCGTCGCGCGTCTGGATCGTGAGCCCGTCGCTCGGCTGGATCGTGTAGGAGACCGTCTTGGAGAGCTGGTAGACGTAGGGCGCGCTCGAGAGGTTCGCCAGCACAACCCCGCGTGAGAACATGCGCTGGTAGACCCCTGGCGCGCGCGCCCACCAGTTGTTCGTCGACGTGCCCAGGTCCATGCCGAAGTGCTCGAAGTCGCGGAGGTTCTGCTCGGATCCGCCGCCGAAGTCGCCGCGGAGATCGCACTGGTTGAATCTCGCGTCGGTGAGGCGCGCGATCGCCGCGAACAGGCGCCGGCGCTGCGGGTAGGTGTCCTCCTGGCGGATCAGGTTCCACCGGCCGGGGTACCTGGTTGCGTTCGCCCACACCTTCACCGGCGGGTTGAGGCTCATCCCCGCCTGCTCCATGTGAAGGCCGTCGAAGGAGCTCGCGAGCTCCCCGGGCCATTGATCGCATTGCGTGATGTGGATCCCGATGCCGCGCCCCGCGCGCACGCGCGCGACCAGGCGGGCGAACCCGCGCCGCCATGCCGGCCAGATCGTCGGATCGACGCCGGAGAGGTTCTCCCAGGAGAGGTCACCGCACCCGTAGTCCCAGAGGATTCCAAAGGCCTTCCCGCCGAACGTCTGCACGATCAGCGCCGCGAACTCGTCGACGAACGCCGTGTCGCGATAGTCGAGAATCCATGCGTCCCATCGGTCGCCGGGGAACTGGTCGACGTAGCTCCCGTCTGGGGCGCGCAGGATCGCGTTATGCTCCTGCGCCAGCGCGGCCACGGCCGTATCCCACGGATAGTCGGTCCCGGTAAGGATCGCGCCGTTCGACACCGCGACGAACGGCTGGAGCAGGATCATCGGAGACGCGCCGAACGCGCGCAGGGAGTCGAGCACGCCGGGCGCGAGGATCCCGCGCGGGGACAGCGCGACGAACTCGTAGCCCTCGAACGGAGCGACGGTCGGGACGTTCTTGTAGTTCCAGCCGTACGTGCCGACCCGGACCTCGGCGGCCGGGCGGCCGACCGCGCCGAGCACGGCGACCACGGCAAGGGCGGCGATTCCGATCGCCCGGCGAACCACGCTAGCTCTCATTGGTTTGCCCCCTGAGCGCCAGCCCGAGGCGCTTCCATCCGGCGTAGATTGTGACCAAGCTGACCCCGACCTCCTCTGCGAGCTCGCTCGAGCGTTCGCCGGCGACGTACCTCTCGTGGAGCTCCCGAACCTCGGAGTCGGAAAGCGACGGATTACCCCCCCACGTTTTTTTCGTGGCGGCCTTCGCGCCCGAGGGGATCCGTTTCACGGCCGCGGCGGCCGGCTCGGCGCGCTTCGCACGCGGCGCGGCAGCGCGCGCGGGCATCGTGCTCGAGCCGAGGAGGCGCAGGAGCTTCGCGACGTCCTCCGCGTGCTCACATCGGATCTCGATGCCTGAAATCGCGATCAGGAACATCAGCGGCGCCGTCCTTTCTTCGCGCGCTTCTTGATGAGGGTCTTTCGCGGGACGCGCTTCGTGCGCTTCGCCTTCGCCGTCGTGCCCTTCTTCGCCGCCTTCCTCTCGCTACCGCCCTTCTCGGCGCTCTCGAGCAGCTTCGCCCAGCTCACGCCGTACTGGCTGCAGGCGGACTCGATCCCGGTGGTGTTCCCGGGATAGGGCGGCGTCGCGAGGATCTCGACGATCGCGCCCTGGGCCTGGGAGTCGGTGAGCTCGAACCCGCGCTTCTGAACGACGTCGCGCGGCGACCATCCGCCCATGCCCTTGGCTTCCTTCTTCTCGGGCACCCAGCCGCGGCGGATGCACAGCGTCCGCGCCTGCTCCGAGGACGCCTCGCGCGTGAGCTGCTCGAGCACCCACTTCGGGGAGAGGGCCACGTGTTCGGCCTTCTCGACGATCTTCTCCATGGCGATCGCGACCGTGGACCGCACGCGCTGGCTATTCGCGCGTTGCTTCTTCTCGGCCACGCTGTGCCGCGCACTCGAGGGGTGCGGGCTCGAGAGCTTGATCCCGCGCTCCTTCGCGGACGCGAGCACCGCCTTACCGTCGACGGCCTCCACGATCTCGCCGTCGGCGAATCCGATCGCGCGCACGCCAAGATCCTTGCCCGCGAGCTCGCCGAACGTCCGGTATCTCGAGTCCTGGTGGCAGATCGCCCGTACCTCGGCGTAGCGGCCCGCGCTCTTCCCGCGCGCGAGCGCCTTCGCCTCAACGCTCGAGAGCACGGCGCCGCCGGCGGCCTTGACCTCGGCGCTCCTCTTATCGAAGAACGCCTTCGACTTCGCCGCCCAGCCCGCCGCGTTCATGCACGCGGCCTCCTTGCCGACGTCGCCGAAGAGCTCGCCCTGGTTCTGGGTGTTGAACGGGCAGTGGCGGCAGGAGCCCTTGCAGGGATCGCCCTGGTAGAGCTGCTCGTCGGTGACGTCCCACGGGGCGTCTGAGAGCGCGCGCCCGGCGTTCTGCGCGATCCAGCGCCGCATCACGGCCACGGAGACCGGGCCGTTCCAGCGGCTCCCGATCGCCTCCTCGCACGCGCTCGCGCGCAGCTTGTCGTTGCTGATCGACCCCACGAGCTCGGCGACGCGCAGCTGCAGTTCGCCGGCGCGGACCGCGTCGAGCACCTTCTTCGAGACGCGCAGGAGGTCTAGCCGCCGGCGCACGTGCCCGGCGGGCTTGCCGACGCGGGTCGCGATCTCCTCGGGCCCATCGGCGCCGAACGTCTTGATCATCGCGCTGTAGACCTCGGCCTCGACCAGCGGGTCGAGGTCGGCGCGGTGGATGTTCTCGATCAGGCGCAGCTCGTCATCGGACTTGGGGTCCGAGGCGATCACGACCGCAGGGATCCTGTCGATCATGGTGTCGATCGCGGCCTGGACGCGGCGGTGGCCGGCGATCAGAAAGTAGGCGTCGCCCTCGGGCTTCTCGGCGTCAGTCTCCAGCCGAACGGACATGGCATTGAGCAGCCCGCGCTTCTCGGCGTCGGTCGCCGGCCGAACGAGCACGGCCTGGAGCACCCCGCGCTTGCGCACGTCCTCGCGGAACTCGTCGTACTCCGGTCCCTCGATTCGGCCGTTCGGGTTGTAGCCGCCGCGCACGATCGCGTCGACGCTGATCATCAGGCTGATCGTGCCGGGAAAGTCTTCAGTCTCGATCTCGAGGCTCACGTGGGATCCCTCCGGTGGACTGCGCGAATCGAGGCCGCGGCAGGATGGACCACCGAGGGTTGGCGCCCTCAGACCGCGCGCCAGCTCGACTGCCTCCTTGCGCGGGGTCGAAAGGAACGCCAGCAGCACCCCGCTCACCGCGGCCTCTTTCCTTACGCGCCCGGCTCCGGCTCCAGTCGCGGCGGACCTGCGACTGCGAGCGACCAGGCCGGGCTACCGGGCGCGCTACTCCGTTTCCTCTAGTTCTGCGATGTGGTCTTCACCGAGCCAGCCCTGTGCCCAGGCGGCGAACAGGTCCGGGTGCGTCGAGCTCTCGAACGGGTTCGCTGCGAGGGACTGCCGGGTCTGCCAGGCCCTGCGCCCGCGCGTGCGCGCGGTGAAGACGTCGTCGAAGATCTCGGTTTCCATCGTCGCACTCCTTGGGAAAGGGGCCGGCCGGTCGTCCCTGGCCGCATCGCCCGTCCGTGCGTGACGCGCAGCACGCCGGCCCCCGCTCCCTAGGAGCGAGGAGGAGACGTCCGATCCGGCGCTGCAACCTCGGCAATCGCCTCGATCTCGTTCTCGGGCGCCCAATACTCGTGGTCGCCCTTCGCGTCCTTGTAGTCGATGCGGATCCGCCTGCCGCCCACCGACGACGATTCGTCGGTCGCGGCCACTCCCACGATTCCAGTTGCCTTGTGTCGCACCTTGCTTCCGATCTGCACTGACATCACACACTCCTCTGTGGGCGCTTCGTGAAGTAGTCGGCCAGGTCCGGTTCGCGCTCCTCGATGATCCGCGCGAGCGGCGCCCGGTAGTCGTTGTTGAAAGCAAACCCCCATTTGTCGCGGGGCTTCGGGCCCGCCTCGCGGCGGAGCACGCTCCAGTAGAAGTTCACGTTGCCGCGGGGCCAGCCGTTCTCCCTGTCGTCGCGCGCCATCTTCACGACCCGGTCGTAGACCCAGGGGTGCTCGGCGATGAAGGTCTCGGTGTCGCGGCGCAGGCGCGCGCCGACCTCGAACAGCGGCTGCTGCAGATGCCGGTCCGGGTGGTCGAGCGTGGCGCGCAGGTCATGCGTCACAAGCCCGCCCCCGCTGCGATCCAACCGATCAGCAACGGCGCCCGCCACAGAATGAGCGAGCCGAGGGCAATCAATCCCAGGCCGATCCAGAACCACGCGTGCTCGGCCGCCGCCACGCCCCGGAGCGTCGGCGTTTCCCCGCTCATGGCGCTGGAATCTCGACATGCGCGACGTGAACCGATTCGATGATGATGCCCTTGCCGAACAGGATGGCCTTGTTCGGAGTCATCACCGTTGCCCTGACGTCATTCCGCGCCGGAGTGACATAGCTGACCGCGATCGTCGAGACGAGCCCGAACTTCGCGCTGTATTGCGCTCCATTCGCCTGCGCCTGGGCGGGCCCGTAGATCGAGGCGTCTCGGCAAACCATTTGCGCGATCTCGGTCGTCAGGTTGAACCGCCACAAGATCGCGGCGCCGTCGGCGACGAGCAGCACGACCAGCAGGAAAATCGGCAGCACGAAAGCGAACTCGATCAGCGACTGCCCGCTTTCTCTGCGCGATTGATTCATGGGCTCCGGCATCGGCATCGCCTTCTTGGCGGCGAGCTCGGACGCGCACCCCTGGCACAGCGACGTCCGCCGGCGCACGCCGGACCTCGTCACCGACACCGCCAGAAACCGGGTGCGCGCGCGGGCGTCGCCGCATGGCTTCGGTGGATCCACGAGCGACCCCAGGCCGTGGCAGGGGAACCCGTACTGCGTGTCATTCGTCTCAAGCTCGAGGATCTGGATCACGGTCACCTCCGCACCACGACGTGCCCGCTCGGCATGTCCATAAGCGCGCGCGCAGCGCGTGAAACCGGGTTCCAGAACAGCATGTTGGCGGCGCCGCCCGTGGTCTCGACCCGGCAGCAGAGCCGCTGGAGCGTGGCCCCCTCAATGCGGCCCCAGTCCTTGCGGACGACCATCAGGGGCGCCGCGTGGCGCAGCCGCGCGATCACCTGGGTCGCGATCAGGTGGTCGCCGAACTCCGCGACGCGCGACTCGTCGACGAGCTCGCGCAGCGGCGAGAAGCGCGCTCCCACGTGAAACCCCTGGAGCAGGGTTCGCCCCGTGCGGTCGATCTCGATTCGAAACGTGGTCATCTGCTGATCGTCGGCCGGATGCTCGTCGCCGCTCGGTTCGCTCTTCGGGTTGTTCTGGGTCTCGGTGGGGCTCATCGGTCCTCCCTAGGGTTCGTTGTCCCTCGCGTTGTCAGCGCGTGGCACCCAAGGTATCGGCGCGATGGTCTTATGGCAATAGGAAAATGTCTTATTCCGTCATGTCGAGATCTACGCCGCTAACTTACTGCACTTACAGAGGATGTCTTATTTGGCTTTTTTCCGCTTGGGCTTCGTCTCGGGCGAGGCTACTTTCACGCGCGTTGCGTCGTACGCCTTTCGAACGATTCGCGGGTCGATGTCGTAGAACTCGGCGATCCTGAAGATCAACGATGGGCTCGCCGGCATGAATGCCCCCTCGACGTTCGCAATGTGCGATCGCGTCACCCTGACCTTCTTCGCGAGCTGCTCCTGGGTGTACGGCCTGCCCAGTCGCCCGGCGAGACCGAGCCGAAGATTGCGCAGTGTGAGAGGGAACTCCGGGTAGTCGATCGTGACCCGGCGCTTGGGGGACATGGGCGGGGCTGACCTCCGAATGGGGACCAGCCGTCAAGGATACCCGCTAACTCGCGTTCTATCAACGCAAGACAGGCGGTTCCGATTTCACCCGGGACCGCCACAAAAAACGAGCGGCCGGGGTGTCTGCCCGCGGCCGCCCTGAAAGGAGTCGGCGGTTTGCACGCCGAAACCCGGCCAAAACCCTACCAGCAACCCCGACCCGCCGCAAGCGCCCCTGTGGAGAAACTCGTCCAGGGCACACCTGCGCCCGGGGTTCCCGACCCACGCCGTCCGCTCGAGGTCTCGCGCGGGCTCTTCGACCGCCATCACTGGCGGAGCCTCGGGAGCCCCAGTCACCTCCTGCTGTACCTCGTCCACGAGTGCCGCGGGCAATCGCCCTACGCGTTCGGCAGGACCCCGAGATCGCTCGACCAGCTCCACGAGGCGACCGGCGTCCCGTCCCGCACTCTGCGCCGCTGGATCAAGGTCCTGGAGAAGGACCACGCTGGCGCTGACGAGTCGATCCAGCCTCACCCTTACCTGCGCACCTGGCGATTCCGCGATGGACTCGTCTTCCTCGTGGTCGAACGCATCAGCTTCGAGCAGGGCCGTGGCCGGAAGGCCGACACGAGCCGCTACCTCGATCCCGCGTTCCGGCCGGAGCTTCCCGGTGCGAAAGGGCGTGACGGTCCGCGGCCAAAAGTGGCCGGTGTGAGCGGCCACAAATGGCCGCAGACTCCCGAGCGCGAAGTCCCCGTAGATGATACCGGACAAGGGGTTCTGCCGCTTGGCCCACTTGGTGCTTCTACCGAGAACCGGAAGAATGCCCTCAGGTCAAAGGAAGCTTCTTCCGGCTCCGGTGAATCTGGATCCGGAAGAAGCGCGCCGAGCGGCGCGCCCTCCTGTGGAAAACCCCGTGGACAACCACCCCAACCCACGGATCCTTCACACGTTCGCGCACTTCGGCGCGTCCTGGTCGAGTTCCCGCGGCTCACCGAGCTCGCCCGGCGCCAGGCGATGCAGGCCGGGCTGGTCGCGGCCGCCGGCGAGGCGCGAGGTGTGGGCCTCGCCGCGCTCGAGCACGGGTTTCGCTGCGCGCTCGAGGCGGTCCAGCGGTACCAGGACATGGCCGGCAGGCCGGGTGTTCGACTGCTCTCGAGCCTCTACGCGGTCGTGCTCCGGATCGTGCCCGGCGAGGCCATGCGGTACAACGCCGACGTCGGCGAGCGCCAGCACGACGAGCGGATGGCCGAGGACCGCGCCGCCGCCCGCGCCTTCTCGCGCCGGATCGAACAGCTCGTCGACGGCGGAGCCGAGTACGGCGAGGCGTGCACGTTCGCCGCGCGGGGTATGATTAACTCGTGAGTTTGCGGTTCGATCACCGCTGACACTTCCCTGTGGTAGGTCTCTTCGCATTGCCGAGGAAGTCGCGGCCGCGAATGCGGTGCGCGCGGCCGAGGCGCAACCAAGGAACGCCCAGTGAGCAAATCCATGTATACGCTGGAGCTATACGAAGGCCCGCGAGCGCGCGACCCGATCGCCGCGTTCGAGGCCCCCACTACCTTTCAAGCGATCTCCGTCGGAGACTTCGTCAACGATCAGTTCATGCGTGACGACGGGGCTCCCCAGGACCCACTGCTGCGGGTCGTTCGAATCGAGCACCTGATCTGGGACGCGAAGAAGGGGAATGGCCCGCAGCACAAGCTGATGATCTACTGCGAGAGAGAGCTGAGCAGAACGCCTTAGAACGGGGGCTCGCGGGGCCATAAAAGAAACGGCCGCTCCGGACTACCGGGGCGGCCGTTCTCATCGGCAACGCTCAGACGTAAACGGTCCGAGTCACGCTCTGCGATCCACAGATGACGGTCGCGAAATACCTACCAGGCCCCAGGGCTGAGGCATCCCACCGCAAGATGGTGTCGCCGTCGGCGATCGACCCACTGGCGTGATGGACCTCCACGTCAACGTCATCGACGATGCGCAGCGTGACGGATGGCGTGAACTGGGGCGTAGCGCCGGCCGGCAGATCGAACCGGTAGGTGCTAAGCGCCGGGTCGCCGGTGACGATCGGGTGAACCTCGCCGGTGTCGGGGTCCATGTACTTGCTGTCCCCCACGCCGGAGCCGGCGCGCTTCACCGGTGGATCGGGCCCGACGACGTCACCGGGAGAACCGCCGCCCGTGCCCGGCGTCGGCGGGATGACCGGATTCGGCTCGACGCCGACGTTCCCCGCCATGCTTTGAAGCCAGAGCTTCCCGTTCCCGAGCAAGTTGTTCGGGAGTGGGTCCTGGGCGGCCGAGTCTCGCGGCGTTCCCGTGGGCGGAGCGATGCGATCGGTCCTGAGCAGTTTCATGGCCGCGAGCCATTGCGAGTTCGCCTGCCGGCCGCTGCGGTGCAGCACGAGCGCGCCGGCGCCTGCGGCGAACGCCGCGGCGACCGACGTCCCGCCGTCTCTTAGCGTCGTGCCCTGCACGATCTGCGCGTGTTTCAGGTCGCGATCGACCTGGTAGCTCGGGACCGTCGGCGTGCGACGCGACGACAACGCGGTCACGAACGCCGTCGCCGGCGCCACCAGGTCGGGCTTGACCGTGGCGGTTCCGAGCAGCGGTCCCTGCGATGAGAACGTCTGGTACTGCCCCACGATGCCCGTCCCCGGGACCTCGATGACGCCGGTCGAGTCCGGGAACTGCGAACTCGCCGACTCCGCGCCCACGCACAGCGCCGACGCGCAGCTGCCTGGAGACGTGATCCCCGAATCGATCATGCTCTGCGGCAGCGGGTTAATCTGCGGCCACCTAAATGTGTCGCGCGCGCCGTTGGTGATCGACTGCACGATGTACCAGTCGACGATGCCCGCGACCGACGCGCCGCCCGTGCGGTGGAGCTTGAACGCGGTCAGGCCGACGATGGTCGCCGTGTCCGAGCGGATGAACACGTCGATTTTCCGCTTGCCGTTCACGGCCGCGTCGACCTGGTTCCGAATCGTGACCGTGACGCCGCCGAACGTCTCGGTCGTTTCGACCCCATGCGCCGCGACGAAATCGTGCGAGCTCGCGTAAGGCATGACCTTGAGCGTGTATTCGCTCGTGGCGTCGGAGGCCCAGCCCTGGACCCAGAGCGACTCCTGGATTCCACCTGAGACGTGGGACGCGATGGAACAATCGGTGTTCACGTCGGGGGAACCGACGCCCGGAATCACGGTGTGCACGTGGCGGTAGGTGTTCCCCTCATTACCGGCGGCCGCGACAATGTGCCGACCGGTGCGCCCTGCGGCCTCCTCTGCCGCGATGAGCCCGTCCAGCATCTTGTCGAGGTCGCTGAACCCGTCGTGCGGCCCCTCTCGCGAGCACAGCGACAGGTTGCAGACGATCATCCTTCCGGTCGTCGTCGCGACGCCGAACGCCCAACGCACGGCGTCCACAACGTTAGCGGTCGTCGGCTGGTCCGGGAGCTTGACGATGAGAATCATGGCCTCGGGTGCGATGCCGACGTAGCGATAGGCGGGCTCCCCCGTGGGGAGCGGGATATTGCCGTTCGGCGACGCGCCGTTCCCGACCGCGATGCCGGAGATGATCGTGCCGTGCCCCGAGTCGTCCACGAGCGCGGTCTGATTCCCGGCGTTGATCATGGTCTGAATCCGCGAGTTGTCGACGCGGTCGCCGTAACTGAACCCGGGCGGCGGGGTGCCGGAGAGCGTCATGTCCCACGCGTCGATGATGCGCGTGTCCAGATTCGCGTCCTCGCTCCGGAAATCTTTGTGCAGCGCGTCGATTCCGGTGTCGATGATGGCGACGAGCTGGCCCCTGCCGGTGAACCCTGTCCGCGGCGGCACGCGGGAACCCCACAGGGGCGGCGCATAGATCAGTTGCGCGGCTTCGTCCATCGCGTAGTCCACCGGTGGCGCCAGGCGGAGCTCGGTCACGCCGGCGACGGCGAGCGCGTTCGGAAGAACGTTGATGTCGAAGCGGCACGATGCGTACCCGGGAACGAACGCGTTGACCTTGAGCCCCGACACCGCCTCTAGCGCGCCCTGCGTCATGGTGCCCTTGAGGATCCACGACATCTTGGTCCTGGGATTGATCGGGCCGCCCCCGCCCCCCACGCCCCCCGGGTCGATATCTGGCGGAATCTCGCGCGGCATCTAGTCCCCCTGCTGCGGAAAGTCGAAATCGTCGTTGGCCCCGGCCTGGCGGACCAGCTCGCGCGTGCGCGCGTCCTTGATCTTGGGATCTTCTGCGGCTGCGATCACTGCAGCGTTTGCCATGGCTCAACCTCCGGTTTCACGTTCCTCTCCGTGTTCGACCGAACAGACCGGCGGCCGCTCGCGCTTCGGTAACCCCCGCAAGGACCTCCGCGCCGCGCTCCGCCGGCCCATCCCGGATCCGCTTCGTCTCCTGTGTCTACGGCGCGTCGGAAACGGGAACGCCGACGGTCACGTTGAGCTTGCCCGGCACAGGCGCCGCGTAGCTCACCGGGAAGATCTCGTCCTCGTACCCCGGCGCCGACGCTGTGATCTCGCCGGAGCCCGCGTCGAGCGGAGTGGTCACGTAGGCCGAGCGGCCATCTTCCTGCTCCTCGATCCCGACGGAGGGATCGGAGCTGGACCACGAGATGTCCACGCTCGTGTCGTCCGCGCCGTCCTTGATCGGGGTCGAGGAGAGCAGAACCTTCTCGGTCGGGAGTAGCTTGATCGGGTCGTTGCGCATTGCTGTGCTCCTTTGTTCGAGGATGATGTTGATTGCCGTGTTCATTCTCCGCTTGCCGCCGGCGCCTTCGCATCGGCACAGCAGGGCGACGATGCGCTCCTGCGTTTCGAGCGCCTTGCACAGCAGCTCCATCAGCTGCTGCTCGATCCGCCAGTCGTTCTGCCCTGGCTTCACGCCCCTACGTCCGCCTCGCATCTGCTCCTCAGACATGCCTGTCTCCTTCCAGCGGGGCCACCTGATCTTCGCGAGCGCGTAGCCCGCGGCTAGGACCAGGATGAATGCGACGAATCCGGCGACCACCCCGGGCTGGCCTACCCGCCGCCCAGGTGGTCGCGGTTGTAACCGGAGCGCCCGCGGCGGAGCTCGAGGAAGCTTCGCTCCGCGGCGAGGGACACCACGCCGAGGCTCACGGACGAGAGCCCCACGCGCACTTCCGCCTCGTACTTCTGGAACAGCTCCGTCTCGCTGAGGGTCGGGTTCGCCTTCTCCACCGCGATCAGCGTGTCGTCGGCCTTCTCGCGCATGAACGCGATCGCGGCCTCGAAGTCCGCGATGGTCTTGGCAACTCTGTCGTTCGACATTGTCTCCTCCTCGTTGCCCGTGGATGTGAATCTCTAGCGGCCGCCGAAGACGCCGGCGCGCAGTCCAATGGCGTATTCAGGCGCACGCCGGCGCTCGAGGCCTTCGACCGTGATGCGCTCATCGGGGGACCAGCGCGTCGAAGCGATCACGAAGACGGCGGTCGAGCCCTGCTCCTCATCGGGCCTGGGCTTGCGGCGCACGACCGGCGCCGCCATCCGGATCGAGAGCTCGGTGTGGCGATCCGAGATGAGCCCGAGTCGCTCGCGCGCCTTCTTGTTCGCCCAGACGTAATCGACTCCCACGTAGACCGAGAGAGGCGTTTCTCCGGTGCTCTTGTAGGTGCGCAGGCGCGCGCCAACGGAGGCCCATCCGAGCTGGCTCGAGGGTTCGCCCTCGACGTTTGCAGAAGTGGAGAGCTCGTCCGTCCACGAGTAGGACAGGCCCGCGCCGGGCAGGAAGGCCGTGAACCGTTGTCCGTCCGCACCCTCGAGTGCCGCGGCCTGGGCCGAGACCGATCCCCCGAGCCGCCACCACCCGAACACGGACGAGTCCGGCTCTGTCGTGGCCACGCCGTTACGGATCACGGTATGCGTGGGTTGTGCCTGCGCGGCGCCGGCCAGAAGAGTCGCTCCGAGCAGGCCGGCCACGAGGATCTTCGTGACGCCCGGGCCGCCCTGAGACTTCGCGGCCGGCCCAGGGCCGTCCACGGAGGTGATAACCTTCACGTTCGGCACGACCTGGCTGCGCGTTATGAATGCGAGGCCGAAGATGGCACCAGCGACCGCGATGATCGCGTCGCGCTGATTGGGCTCGAGCTTGATGTTGAACGCGACCAGGAGCGTCAGGACCGCCGAAATCGCGCCGATCCATGCCGCGGGTTCGTGACTGAAGCTGAACTTCATCGTGGGTACCTCCTTGAGTCAGGGTTGCAACGCGTCGAGCGCGGCCACATCCCGCGTGACCTCGAGGCGCATCCATCGGTCGGGCCCGGCCGTCCAGGCGCCGAGGGTCCGCAGCACGTACCGCAGTCCGGCCACGCGCGTTTGCGCGCTGAACCCGAACTGCGTCGAGTCGGCGGTCGCGTAGAGATTTGCGCCGTCGTCGGCCCTGAGCCCATCGGCGTCAGGGTAGGGAAGGGATTCGGTTCCCCAGGCGGTGACGTCGACCGGGATGAAGTTCTGGTAGGTGACGCGCACGAACGCACCGGCGTCGCGGAAGATCTTCCCGGAGAGTTCGCCGACGGAAACGGTGTCGCCCGCGATGCCAGGCTCGCGCGGCTGCTTCGCGCGGTAGGTTTCGAGCCCCTCGACCTTGCCGAGCCATTCGTAGGTTCCGTCTCCGTTCGCGTCGAGCGCCGGGGAACCGAAGTCCGCGCCGTTCGCCTCGGTGGACTCGGCCGGCTCCTGGATCCGCCCATCGATCTGGACCCACAGCGTCGCCGAGTCCGTGCGCACCGCGTAGCCTGAGCCGGGGAAGTACTCGACCGTCTCGATGGTCCCGCCGGCGTGGAAGAACCCCGCGCGGCCGTCCTGAACGATGCGCACGCGCGCGGTGATCCGCTCGACCGGGTTCGAGCGCGCCGGCCTTGCGCATGGCCCGACCCAGACGAACGCGGCGATCACCGCGGCCACGAAGAGCAGAAACGTCGCGGCGGCTTTGCGGTCGTCGTTCATGGACTACCGCCGCCCCCGGCGGCCTGCTGCGCAGCGTCGCGGCGCCAGCGCCGCAGCTGCTCGTCGCTCGGATCGAGCAGGCTTTGCTTCGTCTCCTTGATGTCCGCGCGCGCGTCGCGCATCTCGGTTTCGAGCACGGCGACCCGCGCGACCAGCGACCCGGTCTGCTGGTATTGCGCCATCAACAGCGCGACCAGGACCGCGCCCATGCCGCCCATGATCCACCAGAGGAGCTTTGCTGCCGTGTTGCCGCCATTAGTCGATGCTCCATCCATTGACGAACCTCCGGGCTAGCTGCGCTTCAAGAGCCCGATCAGCCCCATCATCAGGGTCCAGCCGAGCGCCGCTCCGAGTCCGAACACGAATGCCGCAATGAAGGATCCGAGACTGAGGGTCATGGTGGTGTCCTTGGGCTAGTGCTGCGCCAGTGCGCCGAGGCGCGAGCGTCCGTTGCCGTTTCCGTTGCCGGAGGTGCTGTCGGTCTTGTTGGGATCCGCGGGCGCGAACGCCGCGCCCTTGGGCGTGATGTCGATCTTCAGCTTCTGCGCGGTCTCCTCCTCGCGCGCGAGCTCCTCGGCGATCTCTTCGAACTCCTCGCCGCGCGCGGCCGAGAGCCTCGTCCGCGAGTTGAGGCCGGCCGTGATCTCCTGCGAGCTCGCCTGGACGTCCTTGAGCGGATCGACCCAGTCCCAGCCGCGGCCGATCCACGGCACGCCCTTGAACTTGCTGCCGTCCCGCGTTCCCGTCTCGAGCGCGCCCTTGAGGGAGGCGAACATCACCCACTCGTCGTGGATCGGATCCTGAAAGTCCGAGACCCACCACTCCTGGATCGTTTCGTAGATGTCGCGGTCGATCAGCATGCCCATGCGGCCCGAGGCGTAGCTCGTGCGCTCGAGATCGTTGGCGAGGGCGTTGTAGGAAACGCCGAGGCCGGAGGAGACGTCGCGCATCATGGCAATCAGGAACGAGTCGAATGCGGTCGAGGGATGCTGCGGGTTCCACTCCTGGAATTCGTATCCGGGCGGCAGCGCCTCGAACGTGCCAGGCGCGGCCTCCATCGATGGCGGGGCGCCGTCGACGCCGGTTTCGCCCATCATCTCGCCGGTGATCCCATCCCTTGGCGTGAAGAAGCCCATCTTCGCCGCGGCGGTGCGCGCGGCGACGACCTCGGCCTCCTTGTAACCCTCGAGCATCTTGAGCGGGAACATCGCACTCGTGTACCAGGTGATCCCGCGCGTCTGGTTTGGTCTCTCGGGGTCGTACACGTGCACGATCTCATCCGCCGGGATCCGCTTCCTGAGACCAGGACCCAGCTGGATGCCAGCGGGATCCTCGAACACGTGGTAGGCGACGGGCCGCCCGTAGAAATCGACCTCGATCCCCATGCGCACTTCGTTCCGGCCGTTGGCGCGGGGCAGGTTGTAGCGGTCGTCCACCTGGTCGGCGTCGATCATCTGGAGCGCGAAGCCCCAGCGGTTCGGGAACCCGCGGTGCATGCGGATGAACGCCTCGCCGTCGGTGGCCACGGTCTTGAGCGCCAGGCGCGAGAGCTGGTTGTAGGTCAGGCGCCCGTCGACCGTGACCTTCGACTTCGCGAACGCCTGCCAGCCCTTGCGGTGCGCGCTGTCGGTGGTCTTGATCCGGAAGCCCTTGGGCCCGATGACGTTCATGGCGAGCAGCCGGCGGAAGTGCTTGATCGGCGAGGCGTTGCGCGAGAGCTCGCGCGCGCGGGCGCGCAGCTTGAGCATGCCCTGCATCACCTCGCGGTCGGCCCGGTCGTTGCCGGCCATCCAGTCGAGGGTCAGCCGGCTGATCTCTGCGGCTTTGTAGGCGTCGCGGTAGGACACGCGCGAGCGCCGGAGCGCCTCGGCGCGCGCGGCGATGTGGCGGTCGATCGGGTCCTGCGAGCGCGCGACCACTTCGCCGCTGCGCGCGATCCGCTGAAGCCTCAGGGAATGCGCGCGGTCGGCGATGGACCGCGGCTCGCCGGCGAGGAGTTCGCTCACTGGCCCGCCTGCGTGAAGCGCACGCCGATCGGACGGCCGAAGCCCCCGATCTTCTGCTGGGCGACCGTCGAGCGCAGCGCGGCGCGGATCTCCATGAGCTCCTTGGGCGGAATCTTGCCCACGGAGCGGCCATGGATTTGGTAGTTCACAATCCCGCTCGTGAGTTGGCCTGAGAGCGCGGCCTCGACCACGACCAGCGTCTTCTCCTCCCAGCTCTGAAACGCCCCGGGGCCCGCGGTGGCGATGTCCGGCCGCACGGTGACCGTGCCGCGCTCGACGTCGTAGGCCTCCGCCGCCTTGGACACGCGCTCAACCCAGGTATAGGCACCAGCAGCCAGGAGCCCGGTCGCGGCCGGCGTGAGCGTGACGTCCCAGGAGTCGCCATTGGCGGCGCCCGCGACGCTCGCGATCGAAGCACCCGCCAGGTAGAGCGTGAGCGCCCAGCCCGCGCTCGCCGGGTAGGCGTCGAAGGTGCGTGTATAGACGATGGAGGTTCCGGCGTCGATCACGTCGGGGAGCCTGGTCAGGGAGATCGACATGGTGGCCGCATCGTGCCGACCGGCTCGGGGGCGGGCCATTCGTAAGAATTACGAATGGCTCGCGCGCGTCCTCCTGACGATGCTCGCGGCGCGCAGCGCAACCTCTTCCGCCGAGCGATCGAGTCAGGAGCCGGGCATGTCCGACGCAGTGGTCAAACTCCCCGATGACGCAGCGAACACCGGCCCCCAGCTCGACAATGAGAGCGTCACCGACGCCCCGGGAACTCCCAAGCCGCTGCGCGAGCGCGTCCAGGTCGCCGGAAAGCTGCTCGCTGAAGTCGCGGCGGTGACGGACAGCACGCCGGCCGGCACCGAGCAGGCGCTCGTGGTGAGGCCGATCGCCGGCGCGGGCATCCAGCCGATTTTCGCCGCGGCGCTGCCGCTCCCCGCCGGCGCCGCGACGCAGGCCACCCAGGCTTCGATTCTGGCCACCCTGGGAGCCACGCTCGACGTCGACGCGACGGGCTCGACGGTCGCGATCTCGGGCACGGTGCCGGTCTCGATCGCGGCCGCCGTCCCCGTCAACGACAACGCCGGCAGCCTGACGATCGACACGCCTCAGCTACCGGCCGCGCTCGGCGGCGCCGGCGGCGTGAAGGTCGAGGTCGTCGCCGGCGGCGGCGGAGGAGGCGGGACCGAATACACCGAAGGCGACACCGACGCGACGATCACCGGCCAGGCGATGCTCTGGGAGGACGCCGCGGACACGCTGCGCACCGTCTCGGCCGCCAAGCCGCTCCCCGTGGGAGACGGCGGCGGGTCCCTGACGGTCGACGGTTCGGTCGCGGTCTCGAGCTCGGCGCTGCCGGCAGGGGCGGCCACCGAGGCGACGGTCGCCGCGATCAAAACCGGCACCGACAAAATCCCGGCGAGCCCTGCGACCGACCGCGCCACCGCGGCCGCCCCGGCTTCGGTCCGGCTTTCCGACGGCGCCGCGTTCTACAAGGGGACGACCCCGGCTGATACGCAGCCGGTCTCCATCGCGGCCGCGGTCCCCGTCACCGACAACGCGGGAAGCCTCACGGTCGACGACGGGGCCGGGTCGCTCACCGTCGACAGCGCGCAGCTCCCAGCCGCGCTGGTTGGCGGAAGGCTCTCCGTCGACGTCGGCGCTTCCGCGCTTCCGACCGGGGCCGCCCTGGACGCGACGGTCGCGGCCCTGGCGGTCGCCGACAACGCCGCGTTCACGGACGGCACGACCAAGGTCCAGCCGGCCGGGTTCATCCTCGACGAAGTCGCCGGGACCGCGCTCACCGAGAACGATGCAGCAGCCGCGAGAATTGATTCCAAGCGCGCCCAGGTCCTCACGCTCGAGGACGCGACGACGCGCGGGCAGCGCGCGGCGGTCTCGGCCGCGGGCGCGGTCAAGGTCGACGGCTCGGCCGTGACACAGCCGGTGTCGGTCGCCGCTCCCGTTCCGGTGACAGATAACGCGGGTTCGCTCACGGTCGACAGTCCGCAAATGCCGGCGGCGCTCGCCGCGGGCGGCGGGATCAAAGTCGAAGGCGTAGCGGGCGGCGTGGCGCAGCCTGTCTCCGGCACGGTCGCGGTCTCGAGCTCGCCGGCGTCGGCGCGGACCACGGACTCGATGGCCGCTGCGCTCCAGACCGACGCACTTATGAATGGGCTCACCGCGCTCACGCCGAAGTTCGCGACCCTGAATCTCACGGCGACCGGCGACGTGATTACCGCCGTCGGCGGGAAGAAACTGCGCGTCCTGGCCGCTGTCGTGAACGTGAACCTCGATGGCACGTTCGGGTTCCGCGATAACGTGACGCTGTTCGGCGCAGCCTGGACGCTTCGCCAGGGCGGAGGCTTCGTGCTGCCGTTCAACCCGCTCGGATGGTTCGAGACCACGTCCGGGAACAAGCTGTCCGCGGCGCTGGCGACCATCACCCAGGCGTGCGGTTTTATCGTGTACGCCGAGGTCTAGCAATGGGCTACGAAGCGATTTTTCAGGACGGGGTTCTGGGCGCGAGCGGGGTCGCCGTGACGTCGCTCACGCTCAACTTCACGCCGAGCTTCCCGGATTCGATCGGGCGTCACCTGTTTATCTGCATCGCATCATGGGACCAGCTCGCGACGGACGCGGTCGTCGCGAGCGTGACGGTCGGCGGGGTCGCGGCGACGCTCGTGCGGGCGGCGAACGCGAACGTCTGCTCGGCCATCTACCGGTTCAAGCAACCGCCGAAATCGACGTTCGCCGTGGTCGTGAACTTCAACCCGTCGTCGCTCATCAATTGCCGCGTATTCGTGTACGAATACGAGTACGTCGAGCCGGGCACCCCGGTCGGCGTCACCGACGGGGCGACCGGTACCGGCACCGCGGACACGCGCGTGCTGAACCCAATCGCCGGCGGCGTGGCGTCGCTCCTGCTCGAACACCTTGCGATCAATTGCGGGACGGCGACCACGGCGGGAACCATCGCCGCGCCATTTTCGACGGACGACAACGTACTCGTGGGTACCTCGCCCAATCGCACGCGCGGCATGGCGGGCAACGCGCAACTCCAGACGGGGCCGAGCGTGAACGCGGCTATTTCGATCGCGGTCTCGAAACCGTGGGCGCACGTCGCCGTCGAACTCATGGCTGAACGCCAGTTCCCGCTCCAGTCGCTCGTCGGGATGGGGGTCTAGCGTGCTCCTGAACCTCCTGTCCACCTTCCTCGGTCCCCAGGGGCCAGTCGCGCCCCCCACCCCCTCGATCCCGATCACTCTCTCGGGGACCGTCTACGTGGAACTTGAGGCCCTGGGCATCGCCAACCTGCAGCTGGCCTCAGGCGGAGACGCGATCGTCGAGCTCGAGGCCGAGGGCGAAGCGAAACTCAAAGAGGCGCCATGACCACCACCCCGATCCGCGTCGACCTGGCTGAGCACGACACCCACCCGATCTTGAAGTGGACGCTCAGGGACCAGGCCGGCGCCCTGATCGACCGGACGGGGCTCACCAAGTCCGTCGAGCTCTATGTCTGGGACTCGGGCGCCGTCGGTAACGTGAAGCAGGCGCTGTGGAAGGCGACGCTCCCCGAAACCGCCAGCGCCACGACGCCGGAGGAAAAAGCGGAAGCGACGTTCACGCCGAGCAACACCGAGCCCTACTACCCGGCCGACTTCCTCATGCAGGGACGCGGGCAGCGCCGGCTGGTAGGGTGGCTCCGCTACCACGACACGGCGAGCACCCCGCCCACGCACAAGTGGATCAAGAACGCGCTCGAGGTGATGACCGAGGACCAGCCGGCCGAGCCCCTGCCGTGATCCGCCCGGGGCATTCGTACAAATTACGAATCGACCTGCCGCCCGCTCGACCACGAGACTGCCGCCCATGAAGCACAGGACGGCCGCGCTCAAGAACCTCCCCCGCCAGTACCGGACGCTCGACCTCGAGCTCGTGAAGCTCGATCGCGCGGCCGGTGCGGCTGAAGACGAGCCCGCAACCTACGAGATGTCGGTCTCGAGCGAAGCCAAGATCCCGCGCTGGTACGGGCTCGAGGTCCTGTCGCACGAGAAGAGCGCGGTCGACCTGCGCTACATGAGGAAGAACGGCGCGCTGCTGGTCGAGCACGGCGGCGAGGTCGTGGGCGTCGTGCTCGAGAGCTGGCTCGACGAGGGCACGCGGAAGCTCAGGGCGAAGATCCGGTTCTCGCGCAGCGTGCGTGGCCGGGAGATCGAGCAGGACGTCAACGACGGGATCCGCACGCGGGTCTCGACGGGTTACGTGATCCAGAAGGCAAAGCTGACCGTCCAGGGCGAGACCATGGCCGAGGACGAGTGGCTGATCACCCGGTGGATGCCGGTCGAGTACTCGCTGGTGGGAATCCCCGCGGACCTGTCCGTGGGCGTGGGACGCAGTGCGGAGACCGGCGAGTCCTTCGCCGTCGAAATCGAGGGCGGCGCGTCCGCCGAGGAGGAACGAAGCATGAAGTGCAAGCTCTGTGGCCAGGAAACCTGCGCCCACTCGCCCGCCGAGCGCGCGGGCAGCGAAACCGTCGAGACGAGGAGCGGCGCGCCCGCGGCGTCCGCCCAGACTCCTGCGCAGCCCGCTGCCGTCGAGACCCGCGGCGGCACCGCCGCGCCGAGCGCGACCATCGAAGGTGGCGCCACGCGCGACATCGCCGAGATCGCGGACCTCTGCCAGTCGCACGGCATGAGCGATCGCATCGCCGACTACGTGCGCCGCAAGCTGACCTACGACCAGGTCGCGACCGACATCCTCAAGCTCAAGACGAGCCGGGCGATCGCGCAGCCTCCATCCGAGCGCGCGGTCGAGCTCTCGGACAAGGACGCCTCGAATTACAGCTACCGCAAGGCGATCCTCGAGTCCGTTTCGCGCGGCGGCATCACCGGCCTCGAGCGCGAGGTCTCCGACGAGATCGAGAAGAAGCTGCCTGGCGAGTACAAGCGCCGCGGCGGGTTCTTCGTCCCGACGCGCCTGCAGACGCCGACCGAGCAGCGCACGATGGCCGGCAACGTCGCCGGCGCCGGGCCCGAGCTCGTCCAGGCGATCCGCGGCGAGTTCGTCGAGCTCCTGCGCAACGCGACCGTGCTCGCCGGCATGGGCGCGACCATCGTCTCGGACCTCACCGGCAACTTCGAGCTGGTCAAGCAGACCGCTGGCTCGACCGCGACGTGGGTCGGTGAGAACCCGCCCAGCGACGTCGGCGACAGCCAGGCGATCCTCGGCATCCTGGGCGCCGTGCCCAAGACGCTGATGGCGAACACGCCGTTCACGCGCCAGCTGCTGGTCCAGAGCTCGGCCGAGGTCGAGCGCATCGTCAAGAACGACATGGCCGAGGCGCACGGGCTGGCGTTCGACTACGCCGGTCTCTACGGCCGGGGCACGAACGCCGAGCCCCAGGGCATCTACAACGCGCCCGACGTCCAGGTCGCGGTCATGGGCGGCCAGCCCGACTGGGCGAAGCTGGTCAACATGTCGGCGCTACCGGCGGCGAAGAACGCCCAGATGGGCAACCTCGGCTGGGTGACGCACCCGACGCTCGCCGCGGTGATGATGGGCAAGCCGCGGATCGCCGGCGCGGCCGGCGGCTGGCTCTGGGAAGGCAGCGTCGGCGAGGGCCAGATCGCCGGCTACAAGGCGCGCTCGACCAACCAGGTGTCGGCCACGATGTCCGGCTCGGCGCCGACGGGCGGCAGCCAGGTCGGGCTCGTCTTCGGCAACTGGGCGGACCTGTTCTTCCTCAGCTGGGCGGCAATGGAGCTGATCGTCGACGAGCTCAGCCAGAAGAAGAAGGCGGTCATCGAGGTCACGAGCTTCCAGATGGTCGACATCCTCCTGCGCCGCGGCGAGTCGTTCGCCAAGACCGTCGACGCGACGCTGTAAGGGAGCGAGCCAGCCATGAGGCATCTCGACCTTTTGGGGAACGCGATCAACGGCCCATCGGAGTACGTCACCACCACGAGCGCGTTCTCGCTCGGCGGAGGCGTCGACGTCCTCCCTGGCACGACCATGCTGGTTCCGAAGGCGCGCGCGATCGGGCTCATCCAGACGAACTCCGTGCGCCGCGCCACGCCTCAGGAAATCGCTGCATACGAGAGCGATCCTCCGCCCGCGGTCGTGGCACGGAACCAGGAAGAGGACGCCGTCGCGGCCGGGCCGAAGCAGGACGCGGCTGCGATCGAGGCGGAGATCGAGAGGCGCGTTGCGGAGCGCGTCGCAGCGCGCGAAGAGGAGCTCGAGGCCGAGGTAAAGCGCCGTGTCGAACAGGCGCTCGCCGAAGCGGACGGCGGAGACGACGACGACTCGCCCAAGAACCTGGGCGACATCACCAACGCGGATCCCAAGCCCACGCACCGGGATCCCGGTCCTGGCGGCTCGCGCCGCGGCGGAAGGAGCACCTGACGATGAACACGTTCAACGCGCTCGCGAAGGCGAGCACCGAGACGCTCCTCGCCCCGGCGGATCGGATCACGACGGCCTCCGGCACCGGAGTCGACATCTCGCAGTACGAGGGGCTCGCCCTGGTCATCCTGAATTCCGCGGCGGGCACCGGCACGACGCCGACGCTCGCCGTTGTTCTCGAGGAGTGCGACACGAGCGGTGGTACCTACACCGCCGTGCCGAGCGGGGCCTACACCGGCGTCACCGACGCGGCCGCGAGCCAGCAGAAGATCGTGCTCGACGTCGGACCGCGGAAGAAGTTCCTCCGCGCGACGGCGACGATCGGCGGGACCTCGCCGCACTTCCTGACGAGCTGCGCCTTCGTCGGCATGAAGAAGTACGCGTAAGGAGAGATGCCGAACTTCGGGGCCGGCGATGTGCCGGCCCTCCTCCGGGATCTCGGCGTCGACGTGACGCTGGGCGCAACCACGGTCAAGGGGCTGGTCGATCGCGCCGGCAGCCGGATCCTGGAGGGTGATGGAACGCCGGCGGCGATGATCGGCCGCGACATCCTGGTGACGATGCAGCAGGGCTCGCTTCCGGGCCTGGCGGTCAAGAGCCAGCTCACAGTCGACGGCGTGAGCTGGGTGGTGAGCACGATCCTCGAGATCGAGGACGGGGAGCTGATCACGCTCTACCTGAGGAAACCGTGAGCACGCTACGAAACCAGATCCTCGAGGCCGAGCTCCTGGCGCTCAACACCGGGCGGCCATCGGGAGTTCCCCAGGCGGAGCGGGAACTGCTCGATGATCTGCCCGAGGGCACCGACCTTGCGATCTCGGTCGGCGAGCTGACCGAGAAGGTCTTCGAGATCGGCCCACGCGCGCCGCTCGCGCACCACCGCTTCGTGACCGCGGTCGATTGCTGGGCCAGGGGAACGACGGCCGCGCCCGCCGGCAAGGCGCTCGACCCCCTGCTCGAATGGGTGGTCGCGGCGCTCTGTGGATCGCAACTCGGAGGTCTGGTCGATCGGACGGTCGAGGTGGAGATCCAGTGGGACCGGGAGCGCAAGGAATCCCGGGCGGCGCACGCGACGGTGTTCGTGGTCGCGTTCTACCTGCAGAAGGTCAACGACGCAACCGTGGCGGCCTGAGGCCGGTCCACTGAAGGAGTAGCCCATGGAACCGGCAGTCGGCTCAAATTATCTCCTCGGCCGCGGGAACCTCTACATCGACGAGTGGTCCGGCGGCGTCAAGACCGGCAAGTACCGCATGATGGGGAACGTCCCCAAGTTCGCGGTCACGACCGAAGACGACGTGCTCGAGAAGAACTCGAGCTGCGAGGCCTCGGCTCCGCTCGTGCTCTCGATCGTGAGGAAGCGGACGGACAAGTTCGCGATCACGCTCGACGAGTTCCAGGTCGACAACGTGAAGCTCGGCTTGATGGGCTCGAAGGCGACCTACAGCCAGACCACGGGCGCGGTCACCGGCGAGACGCTCGTGGCGGCCGTGGTCAAGGGCGGCTACTACGCGACCGCCAACCGCCGCATCACGGCGATCACGGTCAAGAAGTCGCCATCGACCCCCATGGTCCTCGGCACCGACTACACCGTCGTCGACGCCGAGAAGGGGATCATCCACATCCTGACGACGGGCGGGGTGCTGGTCGACGGCGACACCGTCCTGATCGACTACACCAAGGGCACGATCACCAACGAGACCCGCATCGCCGCCGGCACCGCGACGGTGATCGACGCCTCGCTGCTCTTCGTCCCCGACCCGGCGAACGGCCCGAAGCTCGAGATCGAGGTCTGGCACGTCCAGATCAACGTCGACGGCGAGACCGGGTTCATCACCGAGGACGACACCGGCCAGCTCCAGCTCACGGGCAAGGTGATCTCCGACGCCGCCAACCACCCGACGGAGCCGTACTTCCGGGTCACCCCGAGGCCGTAAGCCATGCGCCCCCGCGATTCGAAGATCGTCCTGGGCGGACGGGAGTTTCGCCCGTCCGCCCGTTCCACCATCCGGCACGACCACTGGATGATGAGCCGGATTCGGAAGGCCGGCATCACCGACATCCACCAGGAGCCCGGCGAGGACGCGCGATCCTATGGACTGCGCGTTCTCGACGCGCTCTTAAACGGCGACCTGGCGCTCGAGCTGCTCGGCGGCGTGCTCGTGCCGGCGGATGCGAAGGGCCCGTGGACGCCCGAGATGGCGGCCGAAACCGCCGCCTTCGTCGGCGGCCTCGAGGACCCCGAGGACAAGCGCACCAAGGACGTCACGCTGGCCTCGCTCTTGATCCCTTTCTTCGCGCGCGAGCTCGCCTCCTCGACGAATACCGAACTGCCTTCGGACGCCGCTCCAGGGGCAAGTCCGGACGTTCCGGAGTTCGCGCGCGCTACGGCGAGTGGAGCGGCGTCGTCCGGTTTCTCGCAGGAGAGGACCTAGACCGCGCGCGCTCGATCTACCGGCGCTGGCCGCTCGCGGACGCCCTCGAGGCCTACCGCGCTCTCCTGGCGCAGGAGCTGATCGAGAGCCACCGCCACAACGTGATTGTCTGGGCGGCTCTCGCGCCCCACCGCCGGAAGAAGAGCGAGGCGCCCAGGCTGCCGCGCCTCCTCGAGGAGCTCAGGGATGCCTGACATTCCAGACACCCGGGTAAGGCTCTCCGCCGAAGGACTGGCCGAGGTCCTCTCCGCGCTCCGGCAGATCCGCACCGAGGGCCAGAAGACCGCCACCAGCAACGCCAGGAGCTTCGAGGGCTTCAACGCCGTGCTCGAGAAGGGCGTCCAGCTGCTCGAGCTCTTCGGCGTGACCGCGGGCATCGCAGGCCTCGTGGAGCTCACGCGCCGCGGCGCCGAGGCGGCGTCGGTCCTGACCGACTTGGCCGAGACCACCGGGCTCACGACCAGCGAGCTTCAGTCGCTGTTCGCTCTCGCCCAGAAGTCAGGCGTCGGCGTCGAGCAGCTGACCCGCAACCTCGACACCTTCCAGAAGCAGCTCGACGCCCTGGCCTCGGGCGATCAGGCAGCGCAGGGGATCTTCAAGCGGCTCGGGCTCACGCCCGAGGACCTGCGCGGCAAGGACCTCTCGCAGGCGATCGACCTCGTGGCTGGCCGCATGAACAATCTGGCCGCCAGCGAGGGCAAAACGACCATCGCGGGCAACCTGTTCGGCAAGTCGGGCGCGCGCCTGATCCCGGTGCTGGGACAGATCGCCGGCTCGGGCGGGCTCGGCGCCGTCGTCAAGGCGGCCGAGGCCGCGGGCACGGCGCTCGATAAGAACGTCATCGCCGGCGCGGCGCGCGTCTCGAACGAGCTCCACGGTCTGCAGCAGGTCGCCGGCAACCTGGCCATTACGTTCGCCTCGACGCTCGGCCCGGCGATCATCGATGCCCTGACGGCCGCGGGAACCGAGATCGGGAACGTCCAGCGCGGCATCCGCGACCAGGCCCCGGGCCTCCAGTTCCTCGTCGACACCGCGACCGTCGGGATTCTCCTCATCGCGACGCTCGTCGATGCGATCCTCCTGGGCGTGAACGTCCTGGCGACCGGAACCGCGCGTGCGATCTCCGCCACGATGTTTGCTCTCACGGGCGACTTCGAACGGGCGGGCCAGGTATTCCGCGACACGTTTCGCGAGATCGACAAGATCACCAAGGACTTCCAGGCTCGCGACGACGCGCGAAAGGCTCAGCTCAAGGGACTCGTGAGTTTTGGTGGCACCGCGCAGGCGCCGCCGGCGGCGGGTGGTGGCGGCCGCGGCACGCCGCCGCGCGATCCGGGCAAGGACGCGCGCGACCGCATCGCGCTCGCGCGTGCGACCGCGGACAACGAGCTCAAGCTCAACCAGCAGATCAACAAGGCCCAGCAGGACCTCGAGAAGCAACGGTTCGAGGACGGGCTCACCAATCTCAAGGATTACTACTCGCGCCGGCGTTTTCTCATCGAGGCGGCCGCGGCGGCCGAGATCGCGACCCTCACCGAGCGTCTCGCCGCCGAGCGCCAGAATCCGGACGATGCGCAGAAAGCTCTCGCGATCGCGAATACCGAGGCCGAGATCGTTCGCAGGAAGCTCCAGCTGCAGCAGGACCTGGCCGGATCGTTCCATGACGAGCAGAAGGGCCGCGACGATCTCACGAAGCAGCAGCTGGACGCGCAGTCGAAGATCTTCGATGCCGAGGGGCGCAGGCACGAGCAGGCGCTGGTCGACATCAACACCGAGACGCTCGCGTTCCAGAAGCTGCTCGAGCAGACGCCGAACCTCACGGACGCCAATCGATTGCAGCAGCTCAACGAATTTGCCTTGAGGCTGCGGGCTGCCGAGGAGTTCCAGCACCAGCAGGAGCTGCTCACGCGCGCGCTTGCCGATCTCGACCGTGATCGCTCCGCGATCCAGGCCCAGATCGAAGCCGGCGTGATCTCCGAGCTCAACGGCAAGCGGCAGATCGCAGCCCTCGACGCGGCGCGCGTGGGCGATCTCGATCGCATTGCCCAGCTCACGCGCGACGCCGCCGAGCAGACCGGAGACCCGGACCGGATCCAGCGCGCGAAGGAGCTCCAGCAGACCATCCATGAGATCGGGGTGTCCGTCACCGAGACCCAGCGCCTGATGGTCAACTTCGGGGATTCGGCCACCGACGTTCTCGGACAGGGATTGGAGGGGCTGCTGACCGGCGCCAGCCGCGGGTTCGAGAATCTCGGTGACGTGGCCCTGCAGTCGATCGAACAGATCATCCAGGGCCTCAATCGACTTGCGGCCCAGATCATCATCAGCGGGATCCTCGCGTTGATCGGCGGAGTCGCCACTGCCGGGGCTAGCGGGGGCGCCGGCGGGGCCAGCGGCGCACCTCGCGGTGCGGCCGCGCCGAAACGGCTTGCTCGCGGAGGCTTGATCCACGGGCCAGGCTCCGAGACCAGCGACAGTATCCCGGCCCTGCTCTCGCGCGGTGAGTACGTCGTGCGCGCGGCCGCGGTGCGCCAGCCTGGTGTGCTCTCGATCCTGCGCATGATCAACGAGCCCATCGCCCCCGTCGATCCGATGCGCGCGACGCTACGCGCCCAGCGATTCGCGGACGGCGGCCTCGTCTCAGGCGGCGTGACGGCGAAGGCCGACGTGAGCGGCACGGTGACGATCGCGGCCGACGACAGCGTGATCTTCAAGGCGATCGAATCCCCGCGCGGCCAGAAGATCATCCTGAACGGCGTCACGCGGCGCCCCAAGGCCTACAACCGCGCGCTCGGGAAGAACTGACGTGTACGAGATCGGCACCGCCACCGACCACATCGACCTCCTCACGAAGCTCAACGTGTTCCTCACCAAGGGGAGCGCGTTCGGAGTCGCCTACACGGGCACGGGGAACGGGCTGATGACCGCCTGGGCCGGTGGTGCGTCCACGATCGCCGAGACGTTCACCATCACCGCGACGAGCGCGACAGCGTTCAGCGTGGTCGGCTCGATCTCGGGATCGCTCGGCAGCGCGACCGTCGGCACGCCCTTCTCGCACGCGAAGCTGACTTTCCTGATCTCGGCCGGCGGGACCGCGTTCATCGTCGGCGACGCCTTCACGCTCGCCACGGCTCCCCCCTGGCAGGCGCTGCGTTCGCCCGTGACCGCGACCGCCACGCGCTGGCGGCTCAACGTCCAGACCACCGTCGGCGCTGCTCCCATCGAGATCGGCGAGATGGAGCTCATGGACACCCACGGCGGCCCCAACCTGGCCACTGGCGGGACCGCGAGCGCGAGCTCGGGATCGACGGCCGCGAACGCGTTCGACGGCAGCAACTCGACGCGCGCGATCTTGACCGGCGCCTCGGGCTGGCTCGAGTACGCGCTCGGCACGACGAAGGCGATCAAGGAGGTCGCGCTCACGCTGTCCTCGGCGACCGGCGCCGGAACGAGCGCGATGCCGAAGGATTTCACGCTCGAGTACTTCAACGGTACGACCTGGGTGATCGTCGGCAGCTATCGGAACGAAACCGCCTGGGGCGTGGGCGAGCGCCGCGTGTTCCGGCTGTCGAGCTACATCTGGCAAGCGCCCGGCAACGACAACGCCTCCCAGATCATCGTCGGCGTCCACCCGTTCGAGAACGCCGGCGCCGGCTGGTACGACTGGCGGCTCAACGGCTATACCGCCTATGACGCCTCGGCCGACTTCTTCACCCAGCCGGGATCGATCAAGACGACGTCGCCCTATGGCCCGGTGCTTCCGCTCTCGAACGCCTCGCTCGGCTACTGGTTCATCGGGAACGGGCGGCGCGTGATCGTGGTCGTTAAGTCGGGCTCGACCTACGGCGCCGCCTATCTCGGGCTCATCCACCCGTACGCATCCCCGGGGCAGTGGCCCTATCCCCTGTTCGTGGGCGGCTCGCTCTATTTCGATCTCTCGAGCGGCGAGCCCGTGAGCACGTCGAACTTGTGGCTGGTCGGCACCGCTCACGCGAAGCACACCACGTTCGTCCTGCCGTTCGTCACCCTGCCGAGCGGGGCTTCGGACTTCGCGACCGGCTCGAGCGCGCGGCTCCGGAAGCCCGACGGCTCCTGGCTGGCGTTCCTGTCGCGCTCGGACTTCTACGACCTCAAGATTCAGTCCCCGTGCGGCACGACCTGGCCGTACGCCTACGGGTTCTCGGGCCTCAAGCCCGACCTGGACGGCAAATACTCGCTGTTCCCGGTCGTACTCTTCGAGCGGGCCCCGGACAACGCGTACGGGCAGCTCGACGGCGTGCACGCCGTCACGGGGTCGGGGCTCTCGGCCGAGGCCGCGATCGCGATCGGCCGCGACAACTACGTCGCGTTCCCGGACGTCACGCGCGGCGGCGCCGGCGACTTCTTCGCCGTGAGGCTCGACTGACATGGCCGCCAACTACGCGACCGGAGCCGCCACCAGCCCGACCGACCTGCTCGACAAGCTGGTGACGTTCCTGACCGGCCAGGGCTGGACGTCGGACTCGGTCGCGACCGACGGCACCGGCAAGCGCGCCCATCTCCACAAGGGCTCGGACTACGTCAACTTCCGGAGCCACGTGGCCGAGGCGATCTGGCCCAACGTCCAGTCGACCCCGGTCTCGACCGGTATCGGCCTCTACATGGGCACGGGCTACTCGGGCGCGTCCGCGTGGAGCCTGCAGGCGGGCGCCCCCAAGGCGAATGGCACCTCGGACACCGTGGGCGCGACCATGCGCATGCTCTCGGGGGCGATCACCGCCTACCACTTCTTCGACGACGGCGCCGACAACATCGTGGTCGTGGTCGAGCGGTCGGGCGGCCTGTTCACGCACCTCGGCTTCGGCCGCACGTTCAACAAGGCGGGCACGTGGACGGGCGGGCTCTACTTCTTCTCCACCCATGCCGCGCAGTTCGGCGGCACGACCACCCAGATCATGGGGGACGACAACACGAGCGGAGGTCCCCCGTTCGGGATCTGCCAGAACTACAACACGGGCACCTCGACCCAACTCGGCTGCGCCGCGTTCGTGCGCGTCGACGTCGACGCGTTCACCGGCAAGTGGGTCGGTTTCTCCGCGCTCGGCACGACCGGCGCCGAGGGCTACACCGGCAAGCGCGGCCACTCGGGCATCGACTACAACACGGGTGCCGTGCTCGTTCCGCCAGAGATCGCCGGATTCGCGCGCCTCCTGACCCACATCGTGAGTAACTTCAACGCGCAGGCTCCGATGCTGCCGATCCGCGCGTATGCCGAGCGTGACGCTGGCGGCTGGAGCCTGATCGGCGACCTGCCGAACGTGTTCATCTGCGGCGCGGTCGAGAACGGTTTCTCCGCGGCCTCGATCCAGACGGTGAACGGGAAGGACTTCATGCTCTTCCCGCACATCGCCGTCCGCAAGTTCGCCTGATGGCCGACGGTCGTTCGATCGAGCTGCTCGAGGAGAGCGCGTCGCCCCCCGGCGTCACCGGCGATCTGGACGATTACACGAGCTACTTCGAACACAACCTGGTCGAGACGGATGCCGCGCTGCGGGGATCCGTTTTGACGGGCGTTCCGAGTGTCATCGCGCAGAACGTGCTCGGCAGGCGACAGCGGCTGTGGGACCAGATCTTCTTCGGCATCATCCATGTGATCCCGCGCGTCAAAGACGTCGGCGGCGTGGTGACCCAGGTGTCGTTCCAGGTCGAAGTCTGGAACGCCGACGAGATCTCGCACCGCGGCAACTCGGTCGGCGTCACCGGGTCCGACGGCGTCACCATCGGCTCGGGCCCGACGCTGCCGACGTTCTGGCCCCCCTTCTCGAGCTACTTCACGACCATCGTGGTCTCGCCTGAGGGCGACCCGGTGATCGACAGCCTGGTCACGTGGGTGTTCCCCGGGTTCACCGGCACCGACACGCACGTGCTAGGCGTCCGGCTCACGGTCTATCCCCTTCCCCACAACTGGGCGGTCGAGCTCAAGGAGACGTTCGGGCACCTGACGACGGTCACCCAGGCGAAGAACGGGAACGAGCAGCGCCGCAGCCTGCGCACCGTGCCGCGACGCGTGCTCGACCTCGCGGGCCTCGCGAGCTCGTCCCAGGAGGCAGCCTACATGCTCGCCAAGCTCCTGAACGAGGGTCGCCTGCTCTTCACCGTGCCGTACTGGCCGGACGCCTCGCATCCGACGGCCGACATCGCCTCGGGCGCGACCTCGATCGCGATCGACACCACGACCCGGATCTACGAGGCCGGTGACCTGGCGGTCCTGTGGAAGGACACCATGACCTGGGAGGCGGTCAAGATCCTCTCGGTCAGCCCGAGCGCGCTCGTGCTCCAATCCCCGACCGCGGCCGCGTGGCCGAAGGGCACGACGACGGTCGCCCCGCTTCTGCCGGCGCGCCCGACCGGGGACATCGCGCCCGAGGAGCTGCGCCCAGGCCTCTACCAGATCGACGCCCAGTTCGAGACCGAGCCCAGATGAGCACCTACCTCGGCGTCGACCTGCTCGACCAGCAGACCCACAACATGCGCGAGTCGATCCGCCACTCGTTCTCGAGGAAAGGAACGCTCGTCGGCTCGGGCCTCGGCCGGCGGACTTGGGACGACGACGTCGGCCAAGCGATCCCCGCGCGCAGTTTCACGTGGCTGGCGAATGGGCGGAGCGAGATCGCCCTGCTGCGCGCCTTCCTCGCGGCGCGCCGCGGCCGCTTCGTGCCCTTCTGGACGCCCACCTTCGGGGCGGAGATCCCGCTCGCGGCTGCGGCCTCCTCGGGCGCCTCGACGATCACGATCCGGTTCATCAGCTACACCCGGACCATGTTCCAGGTGCTCGCGCGCCGCTACCTGGCATTCACGCGACCCCAGGGCACGTTCTTCATCGCCAAGGTGACCGCCTCGGTCGACAACGGCAATGGCACCGAGACGCTCAACCTGTCGGCCAGCCTGCCCGAGGACGTGCCGGTCGATCGACTGGTGAGCTACCTCGCGTTCTGCCGGCTGGATTCCGACGATGTGCCGATCCGATGGCAGAACCCGTTCCTGGCCGAGGCGGACCTGGCGTTCCGCGAGCTTCCGCTCGAGGTGCCGGCATGACGTATGCCGCACGTGAAACCTCCCAGGCGCTGGGCGAGCCGATCGAGCTCTTCCGGTTCATCTACGGCTCGACGGTCTACACGTACACCTCGGCCGACGTCGAGCAGTCGCGCTCGGGCGAGACGTACACTCCCGCGCCGATCCACCGGGGCCAGCTCGAGCTCGACGGCGAGAGCCTGAAGGGCGCGATCGAAATCTCAGTCCCTCGCGACAACCCGATCGCCGCTCCTTTCGTCGCCTATGCGCCCGAGCCCGCCATCACCGTCACCGTGATCAGCCGGCATCGCAGCGAGGCGCAGGAGGTCGTGGGCACGTGGGAGATCGGGCACGCCAGATTTGAGGGCGCGGAATGCCATTTGACCTGCGTTCCGACCGACGCAAATCTGCGCCGCCGGATCCCGCGAAACACGTTCCAGGCCCAGTGCAACTGGGCGCTCTACTCTCCCCAGTGCGGCGTCAACAAGGACCTCTTCAAGGTGCTCGCGACCGTGACCGTGATCTCGGGCGAGACCATCACCGGGAGCGCGTTCTCCTCCCAGCCTGACGGCTGGTTCAACAACGGCTGGGTCGAGCGCGCCAATGGCGAGCGCCGCTGGATCGTCAAGCACGTGGGCACCGTCCTCACGCTCGTCGCCCCGTTCGCGACCCTCCTGGTCAACGAGCAGGTCACCGCCTTCGCTGGCTGCGAGCGGACCGAGGCCGTGTGCGCCTCGAAGTTCGCTAACCTCGACAACCACTTCGGCTTCGCGCGCGTACCCACGAGGAACCCTTTCGGCTCGGCGCTGGGCTCGGGGACGGGGTCGGGCCTCGCCGCTCTCCTTTCCCACAACGTCGGCGGCACGGATATCGACGACCTGCTCGGCGGGAATCCCTGATGGCCTGGTGGGTGTTCGTTCTCGTCTGGATCGGGACCACGATCGCGCAGTGGGGCTTGACCCAGCTCATGCGCAAAGACCCGGCGCGGCCCAAGGCCTCGGGCCTCGGCGACTTCCAGGTGCCGACGGTGGATGCGGCGCGGGCGATCCCGGTCGCCTGCGGCACGGTGCTGCTCAAGGGGCCGAACGTCCTGTGGTACGGCGACCTCACCACCCAGGCGATCAAGTCGGGCGGCACGACGACCGGCTATCGTTACTTCCTCGGCATGCAGCTCGCGCTCTGCCAGGGCTTGGTGGACGTCCTGAGGGACATCTGGTGGGACGAGCGCCCCCTGGGGGCCGTGATCACGACGGTGGGCGACCACAAGCGCGCGACCATCGCTCCGTTCAAGTCGTTCCTGTTCATTCCGGTGCACGGGGATGATCCCGATGGCGCGGTAGACGTGTTCCTGGGCACCAGCTCGCAGAATCCGAGCGATTATCTCGAGGCGGCGCTGGGCACGGACCTGCCGGCCTACCGGACGCTCGCGTACGCGGTCTTCCGGCACATCTACGTCGGCACGAGCGCCTATCTCAAGAACTTCGCGTTCGAGGTCTCGCTCTATCCGAACACGCTGGGCCTGACCGGCAGCAAGCACATCATCGCGACCTACGACGCCAACCCGGTCTGCCACCTCTACGATATTTTGATCAACCAGGACTGGGGCTGCGAGCGCCCAAGCGGTGAGATCGACCTTGCGAGCTTCCAGGCCGCCGGCAACGCGATCTATGCCGAGGGCCTCGGGCTCTCGATGAACCACGACAGCCAGGCCGACGGTGATGCCATCATCGAGGAGATCCTCCGGCACATCGACGCCACGATCTACAAGGACCCCGCGACCGGCCTCATCACCATCCGGCTGATCCGCGCGGACTTCGACCCGAACACGATCCCGATCCTCGACGAGTCGATGATCGCCTCGCTCGAGCTCTCGAGGCCGTCCTGGTCCGAGCTCTCGAACACCGCCCAGGTCCGCTATGCCTCTCGAGCCGACCAGTACACGCAGCGCGTCGCCGAGCAGCAGAACCTGGCCGCCGTCCAGATCCAGGGCACGCGCGTGGTCGAGACCATGGACTTCATGGGGGCGTCGCGCGCCGAGGTCGCGAATCTGATCGCCGCGCGCGAGGTCAAGGCCGGCTCCTACCCGCTCGCGCGCGCGACGATCAAGGTCAACCGCCAGGCGTGGGCGCTCACCCCCGGAGCACCGTTCAAGGTCAACTACGCGCCCCTTGGGATCGCCGGCCTAGTCATGCGGGTGGTCAAGCCCTCGTATGGCGAGCTCGAGGACCCCGAGATCACGCTCGAGGCCATCCAGGACATCTTCTCGCTCGAGACCGCCGCCTTCAGCCCGCCGCCGGCGTCCGGCTGGGTCAACCCGGTGGGCGCGCCGATGGCGGTGAGCCAGCAGAGATTGATCGAGTTTCCGTATCACCTGGTCGGCAGCGAGGCGCGTCTCGCGGGGGCCTGCGCTGCGCGTGGGCAGGGCGCCGCCCAGGGCTACGAGGTCTGGAGCGATCGCGCGGGCGGGACGGCGTACATTCTGACGAATACCGTAACGGGATTCACGCCGAGCGCCCAGCTCGTCGGGGCCTACGCTCTCAACACGGCCGCGACCGACACGACCGGGTTCATCGTCGACGGCGGGGTTGATCTGTCGCTCCTCCTGCCCTGCACGGAAACCGAGCTGCTCGCGGGCAAGAACCTCGCCCTGATCGATGACGAGATCCTGAGTTTCCGCGACGTCGTCGACAACGGCGACGGCACGTGGACGATCTCCCGCGTCATGCGCGGCGTGCTCGACACCGTCGCGGCCGCACACGCCGACAACGCGCGCGTCTGGTTCATCGGGCCCACAGCCCTGGGCCTGGTCGATCCGAGCATGTACCCGGCCGACGTCACCGTTGCCGCCAAGCTCCTGCCCTTCAACGCGCGTGGCGTGCTGCCTATCGCCTCTGCGACCGCGACGTCGGTCACGACGGCGAGTCGGGCGCCCAGGCCTTACCCGCCGGGCAACGTGAAGGTCGCCGGGACCACCTATCCGGCGACTGTGACGGCCGGCGTCGACGCCGTGGTGAGCTGGAATCATCGGCACCGCGTCCATCAGTACTTCGATCATCGGGTGGTGGCCCAGGACGCCGGCGACTATTTCGTCGCGCCCGAGGGCGACTACACGATCGAGGTCAGGGTCGGCGGCACGCTCAAGCGAACGGTGACGGCCCTGACGGGCACGTCCTGGACGTGGACGGCGGCCTTCCAGTCGGCCGACGCCGCCACGGCCGGGGCCTCGGTCTCGATCCGCGTGATTCCGGTCAATGGAGCCGTCGTCGGCACCTACCAGGAACGCCTTTTCACGATGGCCTAGGAGCGCCGATGCTGATTCGGGACATGAGGGAGCTGCATCCCAAGGCGGTGCCGGTGTTCGCAGAATGGCAGCGCCGCTGCGCCGCGAAGTCGCTCCTGCCCTTCGTCCTCGAAACGCGTCGCGCGCGTGCGACCGGCGAGGCTTACTACGCCCGCGGCCGGCAGCCGCTGGCCGTGGTGAACGGCCTCTACATCGCCGCTGGACTCGCTCCGATCACCGCCGCCGACAACACGCGCACCATCACCAACGCGAAGTGGTTCGAGACCTGGCACTACCCGGGCTGCGCGCTCGACTTCGCGCCGCTGGTGAAGGGAGTCCTCGACTGGGTCTATTCGCCGATGGACGCCTCAGACGTCTACGACGAGATCGCGAACGAAGGGGCCGCTCTCGGAATCATCTCGGGCCGATCGTTCCATGACTACGGTCACATCGAGTGGCACCCGGGGATCACGATCGATTCGCTTCGCGCCTGGGCGCCTTCCAGCCCCAACTCCTGGCAGATTCCTATCTGACTGGCGCGCGCGCGCGCGCCGTAGTACTATCCACCCGGACCTGCCTGCCGCACCTCTGAGCCCCCGCGGGAGGAGTCCAGTTGCCACGCCGTAATCCCTCATACTGGAAGACCACGTTCGGCCGCTGGGTATCCGACTATGGCGTTCGCGCCCTGGTCAAGGATCTCCACGCCGCCGGCGAACCGATCCATCCCGCCACCGTCCACTGCTGGCTTTCCGGCCGGGTGTACGTGCGCACCTCGATCGCGCTCAAACTCGTCTACCTGTCGTCGGGCCGGATCTCGATCCAGCAGATCTACGATCACCGCAAGGAGCTCAAGGTGGTGTCGGGCCCGTTCGCGATCCCCTCACGCATCGAGCCGGGCCGCACGTGAGGATCAACGTCAACATCGACAACACGCGGCTCCTGTCGCGCATGCGGAACGCCGAAAAGCGGATGGCGTTCGCCGTGGTCAACGCGATCAACAGCACTGCGCTCAAGATCCAGGAGGCAGAGAAGGCGCGCGTGCTCGAGGACTTCACGGTCAGGAAGAAGGAGTTCGTGCTCCGCCAGGCCGCGATCATCAAGCCCTTCGCGAGCGTCGGCAAGGCGATCCCCTATGCCGAGATCGCGGTCGGTCAGAAGGATCGGCTGCTGCTGTCACAATTCGAGATCGGTGGTGAGAGGAAGCCCTTTAAGGGCAAGCGCGTCGCCGTGCCCATCATCGGCCATGCGGCTCGGCCCGTCTTTAGCCAGCCCGTGCCCAAGGCGCTCCAGTTCACGCAGCTCCACTTCACGTTGACGCGCCCGAAGGGCGTAGAGCCAGCAGAGCCCGGCAAGCGGCGCCGTCGTACGAAGAAGTCGAAGGGTGAGGCGGTGAGGTTTGGCGCGCAGGACACATACCTCATCCCTGGCATAGGTGTGTTCCAACGCAAGGGTCATGCGGCCAGTCAGCTCCTCTACGCGTTCGTCGCGGGAGAGGCGCTCCCGAAGAAGCTGGCCTTCGTGGACGTTGCGAGCGCGACAGCGCGTCGATGGTTTCCGAAATTTTTGGACGAGCAGATCGCATCCACGCTGGCACGTCACGCAGGCGAGTCCTGATGCCGATCAATCCTGATGCGCATCGAATGTATCCATGTAATTTGGGTCCTCCCAGAGGGTTAGGAGCGGGTGCCGGCGGCCCGCGGCTTTTCTCTAGCGTGGCCGATTGGATCGGGGTTGACGCGAGTTGACTGTCCTTACGTGCGCAGTTCTGTCATCGCGGTTGACGGCGCGATGCGATCGCCTGCTGCTAGCGCGCGGCGGATCATCCGGTATTAGCAATTGCGAGGCGCGATGCTCGTGACCCAGGCGGAGTACGCGCGCCGGCGCGGCATCAGCCGTCAGGCCGTCAACAAGGCGATCGCGATGGGACGGATCACTGCGGTCGACGGCAAGGTCGAGCTCTCGACCGCCGACCAGGAGTGGTGGGAGAACACCGATCGCTCGCAACTGAGGCTCCTGCCCGAGGCCGCCGCGGCCGCGGCGGCCCCGCCCGCGGTGGGGAACGGCAAAAGTAACGGTGTAACGCCTAAGGTGGCATCGCCGGATTCCGGCCGCAGGCCGCGCGCGCGCAAGGACACGTTCAACTTCCAGCGCGCGCGCCGCGAGGAAACCAACGCCGAGCTCGCCAAGCTCGACCTCGAGGAGCGAATCGGCAACCTGGTCGCGCGCGACGGGGTGCGCAAGGCGCAGTTCGAGGTCGCGCGCGAGCTGCGCGACGCCCTCGAGGAGATCCCGCAACTCGCCCCTCTGCTCGCCCCGCTTTCGAGCGAGGCTGAGTGCCGCGCCCTCCTCGCCGACGCGATCGAGAAGCTCTGCGCCCGCGTGGCCGCTCAGCTCGAGCAGCCCGATGGGTGAGCTCGAGCTCGCCGACGCCAGGCGGATCGTTCGCGAGGCCTGGGCAGCCGGGATCCGCCCCGATCCCAAGCTCACGGTGAGCCAGTGGGCCGATCTCCACCGGATCCTCTCGAGTAAGTCGTCCTCGAGCCGCGGCCCCTGGCGCACCGATCGCACGCCCTACCTGCGCGAGATCATGGATGCACTGACGCCCGGCAGCCCCTACGAGCGGATCGTGCTCCAGAAGGGCACCCAGATCGGCGCCACCGAGTGCGGCAACAACTGGGTCGGGCACACGATCGATGTCGCGCCTGGCCCGATGCTGATGGTGCTGCCCACTGTCGACATCGCGCGCCGCGTGAGCAAACAGCGCATCACGCCCATGATCAACGTCTCGCCGCGGCTCACCTCGCGCGTGAAGTCCGCGCGATCGCGCGACTCGGGAAACACGACGTTCGCGAAGGACTTCGAGGGCGGGATCCTCCTGATGACCGGAGCGAATTCGGCGGCAGGCCTCAGCTCGATGCCGATCAAGAACCTGTTCCTGGATGAGCCCGACCGCTACCCGGCCGAGGTCGGAACCGAGGGTGACCCGGTCTCCCTGGCCGAGGCGCGGACGTCGACGTTCCCCGATCGCAAGATCTTCATGTGCTCGAGCCCGACCGTGCGGAACGTGTCGCGGATCGAGAAGGCCTACCTCCAGACGGACCAACGACGCTATGTGGTTCCCTGCCCATACTGCGGAACGCTCGACTGGATCCAGTGGAGCGCCGGCGGCTGGTACGGCAAGGAGGGGCGCCACCACTACATCGTGTTCGAGAACCGGGATCCGTTCACGGCGCGGCTCAAGTGCTCGGGCTGCAGCGAGCTGATCGAGGAGCACCACAAGACGAAGATGCTCGCCGAGGGGATGTGGGAGCCGACCGCGGTCTCCCAGGAGCCGAGGACGATCGGCTTTCACCTGTCGGCGCTGTACTCGCCGCTGGGATGGGAGTCGTGGCCCGAGCTCGTCGCGATGTTCCTCGCGTCGAAGGAGGACACCTACCAGCTCAAGACGTTCGTCAACACGCGCCTCGGCGAGACCTGGGAAGAAACCGGGTCGAACGTCGAGCCCGAGTCGGTGATGGGCCGCGCGGAGGCCTACGGCGGCGAGGTCCCCACGGGCGTCGGCATCCTGATCGCCGGCGTCGACGTCCAGGCGGACCGCATCGAGTGCGTGGTCAAGGGCTACGGCGCCGGCGAGGAGAGCTGGCTGATCGCGCACCAGCAGTTCTACGGGGAGAAGCGCGACACCGGGCAGCCGGACGCCTGGTACGAGCTCGACCGGTTCCTCAAGAACACGTTCGCCCATGAGAGCGGCCAGACCATGAAGATCGAGTGCGTGGGCGTCGACACCAACTTCGAAACCAACCAGGCCTACCAGTTCTGCTACGCGCGCCGGGCCCGCCGCGTGTTCGCGGTCCGCGGCGGATCCGCCCACGGCACCGAGATCGTCTCCAAGCCCACGTTCGGCAATCGCTACCGTCTGCCGCTCTTCACCGTGAGCCCCGACACCTGCAAGGAGGTGATCTACGCGCGGCTCCGGATCAAGGACAAGGGGCCGGGCTACATGCATTTCCCGAGCTGGGTCGATCCCGAGTACGCAGCCCAGCTCACGGCCGAGACCGCGATCCGGAAATACGTGAAGGGCAAGGGCTCGATCCGTACGTGGGTCAAGAAGCGCGAGCGGAACGAGGCGCTCGACTGCGAGGTCTATGCGCTGGCCGCGCTCCACATCCTCGGGCAGACGCTGATCAAGGGGCTCAAGGCTCGCGCGGACCGGTTCGCCGCGGCCGCGGCGACGCCGGCCGGCGACGCCGGCGACGCGCCCGAGGTCGCCGGGGCGCTCGAGGAGGCCGCGCGGCCGCCGGCGCCGCGGCCGCGGCCGCGCGGTGGGTGGGTCAACAACTGGAAGAAGTAGCCGCCGACTACTGGGTCAGGATGAGCTCGTTCGTCTGACCCTCAGTGACGTGCACCTGCGCGTATACGTTCCCACCCGTTCTCCGAAGCCCCCACGCACCGGGGATCTCCCAGAAGACGCTCGAGACCACGTAATAGTCTCCCGTCGGGAGCTTCTCGAATCGAAATCTGCCCTCGCCATCCGCGGTGCATACTCGGTTATACGGAGTCGCGCGAGCGTCGGCCTCTTCCAGATTCTTGCCCGCGATCACGCCGCGGTTGTACCACTCGGTCGAGTATGCCGTTACCGGGTTGAGGGTTACCTCGCGACCGGCGGCATACTTCACATCGCCGCCACGCGTGCGCAGAAATGCCTGGCCGGTGAGCACGCCCGTACCCTCCCTCGCGTACGGCGAGTACTCCGAGAAATTGAACGTTGCCATTCTGCCGACCGGACGCCGCCCGGCCGTCGCGCAGCCTGAGACCGCAATTGCAAGAATGATGCATGCCAGAAGCCGCATAGTTCCTCCGAGTTAGAAACGGGGATCTATCTTAAACCACACATGGCTTAGCTTTCAAGCTGACTACCGTTGCCGCTCGCGAAGCATGCCCTTCCCCCATGGGCCAGGGCGAGGTCGCGAATCTCCTGCCTGGCGTCCCAGCCGCCCAGCGAGACGCCCAGCCAGGTCGGCGCAGCTGCCGTGATTTCGACCACCTCCTGGCTTCGCCGGGACGGCAATGCGATGAGTTCGAATGGCCCCTCGGCCGTGGAAACCACCACGAGCCACCCCAGGGCCTCGAGGCGGCCACGTATCGTTCGAACCAGGTGCGACGGGGGGCGGGAGGAGCGCAGCGACTTTCGGGCACTGGCAGCGTCCTGAGGCATGGCTATGGTGCTCCCAATCCGGGGGACGGGTCGGTGTGGTCTGAGGCCCGGAGCAGACGGCAAAAGGGGCGGCCAAGAGGGCGGGTGCCAATGGAATCGTGCCGGCCGCGGGGTGACAACCGGCGCGCGTGCGGGAGGACCTCAGAGGGGCCCTGGACACAACGAGCCGGCCCGCGTGAGCGGACCAGCGGCGCGGCACGCGAGGATGGTAGCGGACGCCGCGCATGGCGCGCAACCTTCCCCCGAACCTTCCCCCGAAAGCTGGGGACAACGGGGATAGATTGTCGCCAGTGAGTACGTCCAAACCACTCGCGCCCGCCGGCTAACTTCGCCAGCGGGCGCGAATTGTGTTGTCGCGACACCGGTTGTGGCTGATCGATGGTTGAGACTCCGAACGGTTTTGCAGACCGTCGCCTTAGCCACTTGGCTATGCCGCCTCGCGTCTGCAAGTTACGGGATTGAAGCGCGTTGCGTCAAACGAGAGATCGAGCCCTAGATCGAGCTTCCCCCGATTTTCCCCCTTCCTTCCCCCAGCACGATGTCCGGCATCCATCCCGCGGGCAGCGCGCGCGTCTGCGCGGACACCTCGGAGTCGAAGAGCCGAACGTATCGCTCGGTCGTCCGGATCGACGAGTGGCCGAGGATTCGCTGGAGGATCGGAAGCTGCCCGCCCGCTCTAATGAAGCGGCTCGCGAAGGTGTGGCGCAGGCGGTGGAAGTGGTAGCCGGGCACGTCCTCGGCGATCACCCGGTTGAATGGCCCTGGCTTCTCGCTGATCATCTCGCCGAACCTGCCGGTGAACACCCAGGGCGACGTCCGCGGCGCGTGCTCGAGGATGCGAACGGCCTCGGGGAGCGCCGGAACCCGGCGCGCGCGCCGGCTCTTCGTCCACTCCGCGTGCCCCGATCGAACGACCAGCAGATGCGGATCGCCTGCGAGCTCGATCCTCTCCCAGGCGAGGCCGCGGAGTTCGCTGTATCTGAGCCCCGTCCACAGCGCGAGCCCGACCAGCAGCTCGTACTGCTCCGGCACCACCTGCAGCACGCGGCCGAGCTCGATATCCGAGAGCGGATCCGGGATCTCCTCCTGGATGCGGGGGAAGACCCGGCCGACGATCGGGTTCCGGTCGATCAGCCGCGCCGCGATCGCGAACCCGAACAGGCAGCGGGCGTCCGATAGAACGTGCCGAACGCTGAGCGAGGAGAGCTCCGTCTCGATCACCTTCCCGTTCGGCAGCGCACGCTTGTGCGGCCGCTCGAGCATCGCCCTCAGCTTCATGCCGTGCGCCTCGGTCACCTCGGGAACGGCCATGTCGCCAAGAACAGGGAGCACGTAGTCGTTGAGACGCTGCGCTGCGAGCGCCGGCCCCTTCCCGGTGCGCATCGACCTCACGTAGTCGGCGAGCCAGATTTTCGAGAAGTCGCGCACGGTTGGCTGGCCGCGCCACTCTTCCCGCCGGCGCTCGAGCTGGCGATGTTTCGCGAGCGCGAGTCCGTAGTCGCCGCCGAGCGCGACGGTCGACTCGCCCCGTCGACCTCCTTTCGTCTCGCGGATCCTCGAGTAGTAGGAGTTGTGCTTCTTGATCATGCCTTTCGGGAGTTTGGACATGGTTAGCCTTTCCGGCTCTCCAGCCACTCCCGGTAGTCGCGAGGGACGAATCTTACGGATCGGCCGATCCGGATGGAAGGGGGCGCTTGACCGCGCTCAATCAGCTTGTAGAGGTGCTTCTTGGTGTTGAGCTTGAGCAGCTTCATCATGTCGTCTGGATCGTAGAGCGGCTCGTCATCCTCGAGGTGCGCGCTCATGGCTCTCGATCCTCGGTGGAGAACTCCGCTGAGATCTCCCGAAACACCGCGGCCGCGAACGGCTGGACCAGGAGCATCCAGATCAGGAGCAGGGCCGCCGCGCCGGCGCCGCGCCACGCCCAGAGCGACGTGCGCTCGGAGGTCACGACGCCGGCTCCATGAGCCGGGTCTCGCACCGCGGGCACCGCGAGCGCGAGCGATTGAGCGGGATGAACCCTGCGAGCTCTCCGTGGACGGCGCGTTCCCTGACCGTCGTATAGGGGCAGCGCGTCATGCGCGTACCATCCACCTCAAGAACGACGTGATAGACGCCCAGGGCCTCGTCGGTCACGAGAACAGCTCCTCGCTCGCCCGCAGATCCGATTTACCCTCGACGAGCTCGAGGCGCCGCAGCCGGCTGAGATAGGTGTCGAAGCTGCCGCTGCTCCCGCTGAGGTTGGCGCGCTCCCCGAGCTCCGCGCGCGTCAGGGTTTCGGGATAAGCCTCGGCCAGCACCTGAAGCATCCGCGCGGCGCCGCTGGAGCCGAACTCGCCGATCCAGTAACGCAGGAGATCCTCCCCCGTGGGGAGCGCCTCGTATTCGCCCAGGGCGTCTAGACCGGACTGGGTGATGGTCAGGCAGGAACGATCGCCCGCGATCCAGCCGGCCTTGCGCCCGCGAGAGAGATAGGTGTCGAATGAGCCGCTCGAGCTCGAGAGCTGGGCCCGGATCCCAATCTGGCTGGTCGAGAGGCCGCGCGGCCGCTGCGCGAGCGCCACGAGCATCCGGCGCAGTCCACCCTTGCCGAGCTCGGGATGAGGGTCCGCGCCATTGACCCGCGGCCGCGGCGCCGGCGGCGCCGGGCGCGGCTCGGGAGCGGAACTAACGAACTTGCGATTTTCCTTTAACTGATCCGAATGCTTGACGCGGTCGATGGCGGAGCGCAGCTCGCCCGCGGTGCTCTCGATCGCCTTGGCGCGCACGCTGAGCTGCTCGACCAGAGTGCCCAGGCGTTCGATCTGAGCGTCGCGCAGGACCGGGACCTCGACGCGCTCCGGTGCCGGCACCGGCGGCTTCGCGGCGCGCGCGGCCGCGAGCTCCTTCTCGAGAGTCGATAAGCGGCTTTTCAGCACATTCGGGTCGTTCGCCTTCGCCTGCTCGACGCTGGCGGCGATGCGCGCCTCGAGCGCAG